CAGACGTGATCGGACGGTCCGCAATGTCGTGAGCTCCGTCGGCGCGTTTGACTTGCCGGTATGTTGTGTCGGTGTATTTGTGCCCCAGCACGATCCCGGAAACGCTTCCTCCGAAGGCGACGAAATCTGTCCAGACGAGGTCTATCTCGAACCGGGGATCGACCTCAACGGAGTAGTTAAAATCCCGTCGGTCTATGTTGTTGGCTGTGACCCCGTACCCGGCCGGACCGTAAACCCCTCCCACAAGGGTGAGGTTGAACGCGTAGGATGCCCCGCCGCAGCGCTGAAACTCACTGTGCGGGTACGCTACGTCGAATCTGAGGGTTGCATACTCAATCGTGGTCTCTCCACCGAGCGCAACCACCGACGCTGCCGTCAATCTCTCGGGCGCGGTCTGGTTTAGCGTGTAGGAGTAGGCGCTTTCGGAGGCGACACCAAGCGGGCTCAAGTCGAACACATGCTCGTTGAAGTTGAACCTGATGCTGGTTTGCGTGATCGACGGAATCTCCCAGTGCTTATAGTTGTCCGTCGATGGGCCACCCGCTGTCGCCACCCAGGTGCCGAACGAGTCGAAATGGACGGTGTTGTAAAACTGCGTCCACGAAACCACGTCAGCCGCGTTCTCCCCGAGAGTGCTCGTCACCAGGGGTTCCCCGACGCCAAACATCCTGACGGGGCAAGACACGACAGGCATGTTCTCCGCAATCAGGCTGTAGGTGTCTGTGCCTGTTCGGCGCAGTGCGTGGTTTTTAAACTTGAACCACTTCACCGTATCCGTGATGTAGTCCTCCAGGCATATCTGTAGTGCGACGTTGTTTCCGGCGCCATCCGTGTGGGGGGCCATGGGCCTCGGTGTGTCGGACCCATAAATAGTGAACGGCGGGATCGTCGACATCTCATAAATTGTCGTTCCAAGGGCGGTGCGTATTCCACGCCCCGCCGCAAAGTGGACCGGGTGCAGGCGAAAGCTGCCAGGGGGGATCACGCAGGCTACCGGGACGCTTGCTCCGCCGGGGGCTGCGTGCCGCGTGAAGTCCCACTGCCCATGTGCGCCGACGTGGACCATCGGATAAACCACTATGGCCCCTGCCTCGCCCCTTGTGGCCACGACCTGATTGTGCCCTGTAACCGGGGGGCTTACCTGTGGGACAAAGTCCGGGTAGGCGACCCACACGGCGCGGCCCGGGACGAACCCGAAGATGCGGCTCGCGGTCCAGTTCGTCACCACCGCAAAACCGTGGGGCAGCTTCTCCCCGCCACCGCCAGCCGGCCACACATGCACCTGATGCACGCTGTTGATCGAGACCATCCTCACGCGCGTGCCGTCTTCCAACGTGCGGTTCTGGACATGGTAGCCACCTGGGAACACAGATCCCGTGACCGCGTCGCAGAACAGTTTGTAGGCATGTGCGACGCTGCCCTGCTGCTGCTCCGTCAGCTTGACCGCCCCGCTCCCAGAGTGCACGAGCGTGGTCGTCGGCACCATGCCTGTGATGGGCTTGCCGTCGAAGCTGATCCAGTTGGCGTTGAAGAGCGTCATTGAGGGACGGCGATGTACTGCGGAATGCGCCCGGCCATGCGGAAGGTGGCTGCGACTTCAGTCACGTCGGTGGTGTAGCGGCCCTCAGTCATGCGGATGACAAGACCGCCTGAGAAGCCCGCCAACAGGACGTTATCTGCTATGCAAACCATAGCAACACCCTGTCCGACGCCCTGCCCTTGCTGGATCAACTCGCCACGCACCGCCACGCCAGACCCCAGCACGGTTGGGCCGGCCACTTGCCGGTAGGCCAGCTTGTCAAACTCCGTGCCGGACAGGAAAGCCAGCTCGGTGGTCGTGCCGACATAGATCCCATCGCCCACTGGCTGGATCAAGGTGATGTCGCTGGTGAACTGCTTGAAGTCACGGCGGGGGTCGAACGACTCCCATGCGTTCGTGCGCGAGGCGTAGAGCACATTGCCGACCGCCGTCAGAACCCGTCCGCGCCAGAATGCCGTGACGGTGCCGGCCGGCGCCGGGCTCAGGTTGCCAGTGCGGCACGGCAGGGTCAGAACATCGTTCTTGCCGATGTAACTGAACAGCCCGTTGGCCGTGTTGCCGGCCAGAAAGGCCTGGTCGCCGTTCGCACCGGTCAGGTAGACGTTGATGCTGTGGCCCGCCAGCGCCGGAAGGCCGGACAGGAACATGCCGCCGTCCGCGATGGGCAGCGGGTTGGAGTAGAGCGGCGCGCCTTCGAGCCCGTCACTCAGGCGCACGTAGGTCAGTTGGTACTGGTAGTCGCCCGGGTCCAGGTCGCCGGCAATGTCGGTCAGCGCACCTAGACTGCCCGGCGTCGGCACACCCCAGGTCGTGGCCGCAGTGCCGTCCGTGATGCCGCAGATCAGCCCGTTGCTGAAGGTGGTGCGCCCGTCAGGCAGGTTGCAGTACCAGACCCGGTTCACGCCCAGCGACGGGTACAGCGTGACCCGGTTGGCGCCGGTCGCGTCCATCGCCGTCAGGTCGCCGCCGTCCACAGTGGCCAGCAGGAAGCCGTTGGCCTGGTGCAAGTTCTTGTGGCAGGTGTCCAGCAGCTCGGAATAGCCCGCGCGCCGGCTCAACTCGCCGTCCATGCCGACATCGACATTGGTTGCCGCGGCCAAGGGCGTGACACCCGACTTTGGGTCCGGGGTCAGTCGGTGGCTTGGCAGCACGTTGTTCAAGCCAGAGAACTTTTCGAAGGTCAGCATTGGGTGGTCCTCTTGAGCAGCGCCCGGCCGAACTGCGTGCCCGGGGCCAGGTGTGTGACGCGGTGGCGCTCGTAGCACGCGGGGGTCCCGAATGCCGTCGGGCGGAAACCTGTTGCCGGCCGGTTGTGGCGGCAGGTTGCCGAGGGCTGGCCGAAGCGGCTCGAAGTAAACCCGTAGTGGGGGTAGGTGTTGCTGCGCAGGGGCGTTGGGAGCCCGAAGCGCAGCGCCGAGCCGAACCCGGCCGCGCGCTGCCCCCGTGTGGCAGTGGGTGTCCCGAACATGCCGGGCCGGAACCCGAGCGCATGGGCGGTCAGGGTCGCCGCGGGCGCCCCCATCGCGCCCGAGGTGAACCCGGCAACAAGCTGAACAGCTGTGCCGTTGGGTGTTCCGAACATGCCGGGCCGGAACCCGGAACCCGCGTAAGTCCGCAGCCACCCTGCGAGCGGGGTGCCAAAGCGTGAAACGAAGGACCCGTGAGCGGACGCCCAAGATGCGGCTGGAGCGCGAGCCCAGGCCTGGCCGAAGTCTCCGACGGTGAACCCGCTCGCCGTTGATTGCCAGAAATATGCAGCGCGCGGCGCGCCGAACCGCCCAGTTACGGACCCCGACGCAGCACCTGCCTGCGCGCGGCTGGGCGGCAAGAACCTGAGACTGAAGGGGGTCCCGGTCCGGCTGCTACCGACCCCGACTGCAGCCAGTGTCCGGTTCGTGGGTGTTGTCGGGGTGCCGAAGCGGGCGACGGGTGGCCATGCCGCCATACCCCAGTGCTGCGTCCCGGCCGGGGTGCCGAACTGCGTCGAGCGCAGGCCCGGGGCAACGTGGAACGGGAACAGCCGGGCCTGACCAAAGGTCGTGGGCTTGAACCCGACTGCATGGAGCGGGAACAGGCGCGCCGATCCGAACTGCGTCGATGTGAACCCCGCCGGGCGCTGGGTCTTGAGGCCTGCAGCAGCGCCGAACTGCGTCGCCGAGAACCCTGTCGAAGACTGAGTGCGCCTGGACGCTGGCGCCCCCAATGCGACCGCCACAAACCCGGAGGCACCGGAGATCTGGCTGTAGAGCGCGACGGGGGCGCCGAATGCGGACCCAGGCGCGAGGCCCGTTACGATCCGCGTCGAATTGAGGTTGAGCGCGGGGGCGCCAAAGGCTGTTGACGCAAACCCTACGGCACGCTGCGCTCTGGATGAAGTCGGGGCGCCGAAAGAAGACGACGTGAACCCTGTCGCCGAGTAGATGTTCGGCGGGGCGAACGTGAAGTCAACTGCATTTCCGGCTGGCGGCGTGTACGCAGCCTTCCCCGACCACGAGAAATTTACAGCGTTCCCGGCGGGGGCGGTGTAGCTCACTGCGCGACTACCCGGTCGTATGCCAGCACGTTGTAGGCCGTCCCGGCATCGTCGTCCAGTGCGATCACGGTGTGCTCACCGGCGTAATCGGAGATGATCGAAAAGTTTCCTGTCGTCCCATCGCTCACTGTGCTGCCGGACAAGACGCCCGTGTCGCGGCGGTAGGCGCGTACTGTGCGGGCCGCATTGGCATTGGCATCGTTCTTGACATTGCCAGTGATGAACGCCTGAGAATTGGCGAAAGCCTCGGTCGGCGGCGTGAACGTGTCGGTGTAGCGGGCTACACCTTTGGTCACCCGGAGGTCGTCGATATACCCGTTGAAAGCCTCGCTGTAATATGTGTTTGATCCGATTCGGAGTTGTTGTGCCCCAAGGCTCGCGCCAGATGTCGCTGTTGCGACGACCGCGCCGTCCTTGAACATCTTTACGGTCGCTCCAGACCTTGTGATCGCCCAATGGTGCCAGGTCGAATCGTTCGGGTTGGTGCTGTAGCTGACGATTGTGACGTTGGCGCCGCTGAAGAAGAATCCCCTGGTAGATGATAGCTCCAGGTTGTACCCCCCTACTGAGGTCGATCCGGTGTAGGTCTGAATAACGCTGTCATACCCATTAACCCCGTTCGCAGACTTCTTCGCATAGAACTCAATCGTGAAGTCGCCAGTACCGAACGCGAGGTTAGTCAGGTCTGACGCACTCGATAGATAGTCCCCGTTCCCGTCGAACTTCATCGACGCCCCGCCCCACTTACTTTCCGCAGTGCTGATCTGCGCGTTTCCATTCGCAGTTAATGTCTTCGGTGTCGGGCTGTTATCAGTGAAGGTAGTCGAGTTGTTCGCGCCGTCGCCATGCAACAGCAGCGAAACGTTGGCATAAGCAGCATCGCCAGCCATACCGACCCCTTACAGCGAGAAGATTTTGTAAGCCCCGTTGTCCCACTGCACCGTGATGTCACCCCCGTTGGTGGCCAGAGGGAAGCCGGTGATGGTGTCGATGTAGGCAATCAGGGCCGAGGTACCGGCCGTGCCGGTGTCCTTGTAGATCACCACGGCTTCGAGCGTGTCGCCCGCAGTCACAGCGGTGTAGGTTGCGTCGCCCGCATCGAGGACGCCCAGAGCAACCGTCTTGCTGCCCAGGGTCTGGGGTGTCCCGACCACGTAGGCGCTGATGGCCGTGTACCACTCGTCGGTCGAAAGGTTCTGCGGGTAGGTGTTTTTGACCAGCGCGACTTTGATCGTGTCGGAAACGAAGTTGATGGCGCCGGAGAGGATCTTCTCTTTGCCGAGTCCGTAGAGTGCGTTGGCCATTGTGGGCTCCTGGGTTGTCTGTTACCAGACGGCTTTGTTGAACTGTGGGCGGTTGGCCTGCTGGGCCCGTCGAAGATCTGCGTCCGGTCGCATCCCGAATACCTTGGTAAATTCAGCTTCTGCTCTGGCTGACTTGCCCGGGTCGCGGGTTTCGCTGTCCGGCTTGGCGTAGGCGCGGTGGAGCATCCAGTTCACCAGGTGGCGGTGATGGATGGCAGCGATCTCTGGGTCATGCAGGTCGGAAGTCATGTCCACCAGAGGCAGGCGGTGAACTTCCAGTCGCAGCGTGTAGTTGGCATCCGGGATGCAATCAACTTCGATGCGCCCGTCATAGCGGATCAGTGCGCGCGGCGGCCTGGTTTCATAGCGCCAGTCCGGCCTGATGCGCTCAAGTTCGATGCGGTCCAGGATGGCCAGCTTGGTGACTGTCCCGTTCGCGTCGATGATCCTGGCGTGCTCAACGTCATGCACCTTGGTGTGCAGCGCATAACTGGTTGTGCCGGCCACGATGGCGATCTGGCATACGGCCACGGTGCTGGCGTCAAAAAGCAGCTTGGCGCGCAGGCATGCCTCCTGCTCTGCTTCGTTCAGCCAGCGCTTCAGGTCCGCATCCGACCACAGATAGGGGACAACAAGGTCATCCGCATCCGCGCGGAATGAAGCAATGAGCTCGGCCAGCGTCATTTCAGAGCGCCCCGAACTGGTCAACCAGCTGCGTTACTTTGGCGCGAAGGCTTTCAACCGATGGATTGCCAGAGAATCTCTGCTGGTATCGCTCCCACGCCATCTGCTTGAGCGCGTGCTTGTCCATAATGTTGATCTGGTCGCGCAGGTCCTGCGTGTCCTCGTCTTTTTCAGTGACCGGCTTCGATTCCACCGCGGGCGATGCACCGGCCTCGACGCCTGGCTGGTACTGGTCGGTGTGGCGCAGCATCTTGACTGCAATGTCGGCATCCACCATGGCGGTTTCACCCTGCACGAATGCGGTATGAGTGCCATACATGCCGTCGATGTAGGTCGGGCGCTTGCCGACGTACTTGATTGGGGTGAGAGTGCTCATGTGGGTTCCTTCTGGTACAAAAATGGGCCGGTCCCTTTTGAGAACCGACCCACCCTTACTTACCGGCTACCGATCAGGGGTTGCCGTGGGCGATACCGTCAACCACCAGATCCAGGCGGGCAGCCTTGGCGTTGGCAGCGCCAGCAGTCGTCAGGATCAGGTAGGCGTCCTTCGGGAGCGTGATGGGCTTGTTGAACACGGTCGGGGCATAGCGCCCGGTCGTGTTGATGGCCCATGCAGTGGCCCAGTAGGCATCGTTCTGTGGGACGGCCGCGGAATCCACGCCATCCACGTAGGCGAAGCCCACCTTGGCGGTGACAAGCGCCGTGAAGGCCGTCGAGACAATGGCCAGAAGGTCACGGATCTCCATGCCAGCGGGCAGCACGCCGATGCGAACCACGTCGCCCAGCGCGATGGCCGTGGTCTGGTCCGAGTTCAGCGCGGCGCCGGTGGCGTTCGTTTCCAGGCTGAAAACCTCTTTGTAGGAATTGCCGCAGCCGTCGGTTGCGAACTTGGGATCCTGACGGATGTACTTCTTGGTGATGGTGCTCATTTCGTTCTCCTGGGTGATTGGGGGTTGTGAATGGAGCCCGGCGAACCGGGCCCCGATTCATCAGACACCGGCCAGCTTCACGGCCGTGTCGATCGCAATCACGCCGTTGTCGGTGAACTGCTTCTGGTCGCCAAAGTCGATCTCGAAGCGGACCTTGGACTTGCCGGACATCATTCCGATCAGCACTTCCAGCTTGTCGTCGTGATCCAAAAGTTTCTCGCTCCAGAAGAACGGGTTGCCGGTGTGGCCGTTCTTGCCGAATGCCTCAGCGAGCGCCTGGCCGCCCAGCAACAGGGCCCGGTCCACCGCGTAGCCGGCCGCCGCGAAGGCTGCAGGCACCAGGTCGGTCGAGGTTTCCGTCTCGCTGGTGTAGCTGGCGCAGTAGCGCAGGCTATCCCCGCTGTAGAAACGGATCGGCTTGGGCATCTTGACAATCAGGATGCCGTTGAAGATGCCGGCGTCGCCCTGGAACAGCGGGTGCCCACCGGCCATGCTGGAACGCGCAAGGGCATTTGCCTGCAAGGTGCGGAAGTTCGTGCTCTGGACGAAACTGGTGTACTGCTCAGACGACACCAGCAGCACGCGCAGGGGCACATCCGTGGCCATCTTGTCGCCGTCAAAGATGACGGGCGGGGGCGGCAGGGGCATCGAGTCCAAGAAGGTGCGAATGCCGTCCACAACTTCCATGTTCAGGACATCGGTCGTAGCGATCGTGATCTCGTTGCCTGCGGCTTTGATTGCCTCGATGCCAGTGCCCGTACTCATGAAGTGCCGGTTCTTTGTGGGCGCCTTGACAGCGTTCACACAGATTTCAGCGAAATCAGGATCAGAGGCCAGAGGAAGCGCCCACTCGATGTTGTTGTGGAAGCCCCGCGCGCCGGCCAGATGGGTCAGCGTCAGCTGGTCCTGCAGGCGGTTCATGTAGCTGTCGCCCAGCGCGCGGGCCAGCTTACGCAGCTGGTGCGGGGTGCGCTGCTGTGTCATCATCCCGCCGCCGCTGATGGGGTAGCGGGTCTGGTTGATGCGCAGCTTGTCCTGGCTGAATGCCATCGCACGGCCAAGGCCCTCGGCGTAGCGTTCGCCCATGATCGGTTTGCCAGACATCGGGTTGATCAGGTCGAAAGTGATCTCGTCACCGGCGCTCTTGGTCAGGTCCATGCAGCGCACGATGGGGAGTTCCGAACTGGACTGCTGGCGCAGGTTGGCCTCGGCGTCGGACTGCTGGGGCAGCTTGCCGGTGAGGCGGTTGAGCGTCGAATTGCGCTGCATGTGCGCAGCGAACAGGCCGGCGGACTGAATCTTCAGTGCCTGCGGGCTGCCATAGGGGATGACCGTTTGACCCATGATGGATCTCCTTTAGAGGACTGCCTCGCTTCACAGCGATGCGTGTTTTTGCTACTGACTCAGACCAGGCGGTCCAACTGCGCCAGGATCTTTGAGGGATCCGACATCGAGCCGAACTTGGCCATCAGGCCGCCATTGGTCATTTCCCGGATCGCCTCGGCTTCATCGTGGTGGGCGCTCGAACCTGCCGGGATGTCCGTCAAGCTGGTGGGCCGCACGACTTTCGCGCTTGCAATCGCATCCTTCGCCTTCTGTGCCGCGCTGGTAGGCGCGGTCTGTCCGATACCTGACTGACTCTTGAACGTGGACACAAGCTCGATGACCTGGGCGGCTGTACCGCGCTCGAACACAGTTTTGTACTGGTCGCGCACGAATGAAGGCTGCTTTTCAATCCAGTCCTGCAGCGGCTGGCCACTGACGATCTGGTTGTGGTCCGGGTTGGCATCGGTCAGCGCCTTGAAGTGGGCTTCCAGTGCGGTGGTCTGCTCTTGCTCCTTGAGGGGGGCAAGTACCTGCTCGAACTTGGCCTGCATTGCCGCGACAGCTTTCGCTACCTCGGCGCTTGCAACGGCCTGGACACCCTTCGTCATGGCTTCATCGCTGTAGTCGCCAAAAGTCACTGCCTCGCCTTGCGGTGTGGCTTCTCCTTCAGCGGGCTGAGTCGGGGCCTGTACGTCCGCTGTGAGGCGCGCGATTTCGGCATCCTTCTCAGCCGCGATACGCGACCAATGCTGTGCTTGCTGTCTCGCTTCTTCCAGCTTCTCGAAAGGAATGGTGTGAACACCGTCCTTCGCCAGCACAACAGGCTCGGGCTGTGGTTGTGTGGCTTCAACTGGCAGAGTTTCAGGAAGGCTTTGTGCCTCTGCTGGTGCTGCGTCGATGTCGGGCACATCGGTTTCCGGCAACTTGGTGCCGGTATCGCCCTGCTGGTCCAGCGTAAGCATCTGGGCCATTTGCGCATCAGTCAGGTTGCCGTCTGCGTCCTGGTGGTCAAGGTAGAACTGTTCAAAAACGTCCATCGGGGTCTTCCCGCCACATATCGCCGTGGCCGCATTGGGTTGATCGCCGACAAAAGGAAAAGGGGCCGAAGCCCCTTATCCATCCATCTGCGGGACTAGCTTCGCTTCACAGCGATGCAGACCCAAATTTATGCGTGGTCGTCTCGATACTCAAACCCCCGCGAGAGGCTTTACGCCGATGGGAACATGCGCCAGCGCGCCATCACGGCCGGGCGGTTGGATGTCCACGGAAACCATCGCCATGTTCAGCAAGGCGCGGATCTCGTCTGAAACCAGGTAGTTCCCGGCGACTCGGTGTTTCTGGTGCATGTGTACCATGCCGGTGATGACGTTGAAGTACGCGCGCTGCTGCTGTTCCGCCTGCCGCTTGA